TTGATAAGCCATGTGAACTTCAGCTTCAAACTGTTTCACAAATGCTTGATCTATCGTTGCTGTCATTGTGTTTTCCTTTTCATTTGTTTGTTTATTTCCAAGTTGTCGTCATAAACTTTCACTAAGTTATCCATTACTGGGCAAAGTCCAGTTTAAATCGGCTTGTTAATTCAGATATATTATATTTTTGTCAGCTTTACAAGACAAGATGCAGGAAAAACATTGACATCAGCAAAGGTATATGAACCATCATCTTCCCTTATATAACTAGCAAATGTCTTAATGTACTTCTTATTTCTTGAATAGATGTATGCTTCTGTAGTAATTAATGCTGGAGATAGCTTTTCCATATCTCTATCAGAGAGCCAGGCACTATCTCCAGTAGGATCTTCCCATATTATTTTATATTTCTTATATGGAAACTTAACCATATTTCTTCTGATATAGGTCTGTTACTTTCCTAATGTATGATTGATCTTTTGATCCTTCTTTCCAATAGCGAGGATCTTGCATCATAGACTGTAGATCTCTTTCATCTAGTTCTACATCTACTACAGTATTATTATTCGGTAATGGTTTATTCTTAGATAAACCCATTATTTCTTCTAAAGCTTTAACGCCTTCAGCAGTAGCAGCCATATTGGCAATAGCATTATAGGAATCAGTAGATAAATACTTCTTGCTCCAAAGATCAGCAGCTTCAATACGTTCTTTTGCATTATCACCCAACTTCCCCATTTCTTCTTGAAGATTCGGCAGACCTGCAATCTCATTATTAACAAAAGCCGCCACTCCCTGGTTGAATACTTCCTGTGATAACCCATTATCTCTACAAATTTGTTCCCAAGATTTGACAAGTTCTTGTTCTGGATCAACTGTAATTTCAACATCTTCTGGTATTTCTGGTAGCTTTACTTCATATGATTCAGGAACGCTAGACTTTCTTTCTGCTTCCATATCTTCACGTACTTGTTTCGTAAGATCTTCAGTTCGCATCCCAAACTTTTGTTCCAATGCTTTGTATGATGCACCCAATTCTTCAACTTTAATTTCATTTCTATCTGTATCCCAAAACTTTTCTGGAATATACTCAGGTATCTGCACTTCACTAGTGCTTTCTTGAGATACCTCTTGTGTTGTTTCTTGTGTTTCTTGTACTTGTTCTTCTGACATTAGACCTCCTTATCAGATTCAATTCTTCTCTTGACGATAAAATATAAATATCTCATACCCTCAAGATGTCTTAAATGCTCGTTGCTTACATCTTTACCAGCAACAGCATCTACTGTTATAGACCTTAAATAGTCTAAAACCTTTTTACCAATTTCACTATTAAATAGTGTAGCCATATCCGTATTAAGTTCACGTTCTTTTTGTTCTGTACGATAAAATCCATCAATAGATAGATGGCTTCCTTTAGGTTTGCTCTGGAGCTGCTCCCAACTCATTCATTCCTCCTTGTTGTTGTTGCATTACTTGTTGCATCTGTTGCATTACTTGTTGCTGTTCAGCTGCATCTCTAATAATTTTTTCTGGAAGATTCATCTTTTCTGCTAAATATCTAGCTACTTCTTCTTGCTTTACAATAAGATTTAATACCTGTGGTCCAAATGTTTGACCTAATGTTGCATTAAATCTATTAACATCTGCAATATCTTGTTCGTTCTGCGCTCTTGATAATGGAGATTCTGGTATAATTTTTATCTCTTTATTGTTTAATGAAGGTAATTCTATTCTACCTTGTTTTTTTAAAATATAAATAACACGTCTAATTAATGGCATAATAAACTCTGACTGTAGTCTGCCAAAAGAAGATCCAATCTGTCTTGATAGATCTGCCATTCTTTCTGCTACTTCTGTAGCTGACATAGGTGTACCTTTAGTTGGACCTAATGTTTCCATATACAATGCTTTTCTAATATTACTTCTCATATCGTCTAATACTAATTGAGCAACATCAAATCTTCCTGCACCATTGATAGGTTGTAATCCTCTAGATCCTGGAGCTACTGGGATAATTGTGCCAGGCACTAACTGAATATTGTCTGGATTAATTACTCCATCATCTTCTATTTGATAAATACCAGATATGTTCATCTGTGCATTTTCTAAAATTAATTCAATAGTTAAGTTAGTAGTTTTGATTGCTGACATAGCATTAAATACTGGACCACGACCATATACTTCACCACTAGCTTTGTTCCATCTAAATGTAATAAAGGGATTAGAACCTTGTCCTTCAAACTGATCTTCAAATATTATTTGTTCATGATCTTTTACACAAACAACATAATCATAAACTTCTTTGTTTGGATCTTTATAATTTCTCATTGTACCTTCTATGACAGTACATTTAGCATCTGGTTCATTATTTACTTTATCTTCTAATGATTCTAAGTTGGCATCAGGATATAATATTTTAATATCTCCTAATCTTATTTGACGCTTTCTATATACACAGTCTACCTTATTATCTGCTCCTGCATTTAAGTATACGTGTGGTAATGGAATAGAATTAAAGACTATAGGATTAGTTGATGGACCTTCATTAACTAACATCACACCAGTACCAATAGCTAAATCCATAAATGATTCATGCACTTCTTGATTAAAATTAGATGCATGTAGTACCTCAAATATATAATCTGTAATAGAATCTAATTGTTCATCTACTTGTGGAGCTAACTGTTTTGGTATTTCCATACCTGCTTTTAAATTTATCCATCTACCAAATGTAGGAGTAATACCTGCTTGTAATCTAGAAGCAAACTCTTGTATTCCTACTACAGCTGTTTCATCAAAAATTCTATCTGTTCTTTTTTGTCCAGGTGCTTCATCATAAAATGCTTCTCTGCCTGGCATAGTATATTCATAAGCTTCTTCAAACTTTGGAATCCAATTTGTTTTTAATTGTTCTGCGTGACTAAACTTTTTAAGAAATGTTTTAGGATTCATAACTCCAGTATTAGGAGCAGATCTATAATTATAACTGTACATTAATTCATTGTTCCACCAAACCCTCTGCCTTTAACAGTAAGGAATGGTCTTGTTTTATCTGATGATCCACCAGCTTTAGATAGAGCTAATCTTTTTTCTAATCTCATTTTTCTATCATTATCTGCTATATCATTTGTTGTATTCATTTCTTTTGCTTTTGTTGGTTGATTAGTACCAGCATCTTTCCCATCTCCATAAGAAAAGAATCCTGCTTTTGATACACCTTTCATAACTAAACCTATAGGACTTAAATTTCCAGTAATAGCTGCACTAACTAAAGAAGGTATTACTCCTTCTGTCTTAACCATAGTTGGTTTATCATCTATGTATTTAATACTATTATAACCCATTAATCCTCTAGCCATATCTCCACCTAACTGTTTAAGTGTTGGAGCTGTTGCAGTAAGCTGTGGTGTTGTCTTTGAAAGTATAGTTCTGCCTTGTTCATCTTTCATTCCTGTTCCAACAAAACTAACTCTTTCTACTCCATCAGCACCTACAAATTTTTTAGCACCTAATACATCTCCTGCTTCCATAACTTGTAAATTTTTTGCATATTTTTCTACATCAGCTGGTCTACGATATTTAGAACCTATCTCTCCAATGTTTTGACTTATAGCTTTAAATGATTTACCTGTTGTTCTTTTAATTGTTTCTGCTTCTTTTTGAGTAGCACCTGCTAATCCAGTTGTTCCAGACATAGCTAATGATTGACCTGGACCTATAGCTTGACTTCTACTACTACTTTTAGATGTAGATGTGCTAGATCCCATTATACTTCTTTACCTTCTTGATAAAAACCTCTACCACCAGCTCTAGCAAATAAAGATCTACTTCCTATTTTACCAGCAGCAAATCTTTTCTTTCTATTTTCTTCAGCCTTAGCTAATTCTTCTTTTTCTTTTTCAGCAGCAATACGTTCTTCTTCCATTTGTTTTTCAAATGCTACTTCACTAGCTGGTTTTACATATTTTTTTGGTTTTAAAAATCCCATTGTTCGCAACCTTGTTTCTTTAAATATTTATATAACTGATAAGGGGTAATAATCAACTTATTTATTCCTAATATTCTCATTACTATAGTAACACAAGAGTGTTCTCTAAGCCATGCTGCTTGGAATAATCTAAACTTCTGCCTGAATAATTTAGCTTTTATGAACTTACCATTGTGATCTTTAACGTAATCAAAGACTTTAGCTACATCTTCACCATCTATAATATTAATATCTAATCTTTTATGAATATGCTCTATAGCTATCCATTTCTTTTGCTTAGGATCAAATCCTAACATACCACAATGAGCCATATTGTTTCTTCTAAACATATGATACCACTCCTCTTTAGGTGGATCATAAAAATATATTAACCATTCCTTCGGAAAATATCCCACTTCTTCCTCCTGTTCATTGAACTACGATCAAATATATTCCAGTTCTTATAAGCATTAGATACTTGTGGTTTTGCTGGACCTACTGTTAATGATCTACCTTCTCCTGCACCTAGCATTAAATATTGTAATGCATCATGTACGTGTGAAAATTTATTCTTATTAGGTTTATCTTCATATCTTTCTCCAGACGTTTGTATTCTTCTGTAATGATATCCCCCTAAGAATCCTTTACGTAGTGACTTACAAGTTTTATTTAATAAAAATCCTGCCTTACCATCTACCATTCTATTCAATGCAGCTTCTACAGATTCTATTCTAAGACCTACATCATTAGATGGTGCTGGAAATGCCTGGATGCCTTGTTGTCTGAGTATCTGAAAGGGAGTTGTTTCATCTGTCTGCGCTCTAAAATCTCCAGCTGGATCTCCAAATATTTTTAAATCTTTATCTGCACAGTGTTTAATTATCTCATGCTTGAGTAATTCACCAAACTTAACTGTACCAATATCAAAACAAACTAGTTCATGAAGTATTAACCATCTACCATCAGGTAGCTTCTGACCAAATACAGCAGAAGGTGTAAGACCAAAGTCTAATCCAATGTAAACTGTAGTAGGTGCAAAATCTATTTCATCATCTGCTATGTGTACATCTTCTCTAAATGAACCATAAACAAGTTTACCATCTTCAATAGTTCCTAATCTATTTAAAACGTAAACATCAATCCAAGACTTACTTTTTCCTCTAATGATATTTGAATAGTAATCAGGTGTAACATTTTGGATATTTTCTGCTGAACTATTAAGCTCGTAACTTTTAATTTTATCATCTTCTTTTTTTTCTATCATGCCTGGGGGTTGTACAAAGAACTGCCAGTTATCTGGTTTAACTAACATTAATGATTCTTCTTGATTCATATGATCTGGTACAGGCACTTCACCAGACATAATGGACCACCAATGATCTTCATCAGGTGCATTAGTATCTGCTATAACACCATACCATGAAGGTCCACCATCTTTCATAGAAGGGAATCTACCTACACGCATAGTACATGCATCTACAATAGACTTGGGAATCTCTCTTGCTTCATTAATCCATACACCAGTTAATTCTAAAGACAATAACTTCTTGACATCTTCTGGTCTATCTAGTGCTAAAAAGATAACTTCTAGCTCTACATCACCTACATGAATGTTATGGGTAAAAGGAACTGAATACAAAAAGTTTCCAAAAGAGTTTTCTGGAAACCAATCTAACCACGTTTTAATAGTTGTTGTTTTTAATTGGGGGTTTGTATTTCTAATGACTGCCCATCTAGATTTGCGTTTACCATCTGGACTAGCCTTTTGTTTTAATGCACGTCTAAATATTTCAATACAACAAGATACAGACTTCCCTGATCCTACTGGACCACGTACACCTCTAAAGAAGGAATCATCCTTCATAAAGGTTTTTATTATTTCACCTGGAGCTTTGTAGTTGAGTTCTGTCAAGCAATACCATTATCTACAGATTGTTTAATTAATTTGTAGATAGTTTCTGGTAGTAGAGATTCTATAAATTTATCTGCTTCATGATCCGAGAATCGTAAATCTCTGGGATAATGTTTGAAATGTTCTTTCTTCACTATCTTACGAAGTCTTTGACGATCCTCGTAAGATAGCTCCTCTGCATACCTCATGTTTAATTAAATAAAATACCTGCAATTATTAATACAACCACAGCACATCCAATAATCTTAGCTCTCTTACTAAGACTATTCCATTTTGTTTTTACCCAATTCATTACTTGCCATAACCTTTTTTCATGGTCATCTTTTTACCTGACTTCTTTGCTTCTTTCTTAGCAGCAGCCATTCCAGCTTTCGTGTATGGGTATTTTTTTTTACCTATGTTTGGCACTATGAAACCCTCCTAAATGGTTTTGTTTTAGCAGCAATAGACTTAGGTTGTTTGACAAATTGTTTCCCACTCTTGCTGCCTTTTCTCTTAGCTCTAGTTGTAGCCGCATATTCACTAGCAGTCAATGACTTGATAGCAGCTTCTGGTAAGTAGCGTTCACCAGTTTTAGAGGATGGCTTTCCAGATTTGGTTCTCCATTTCTGTTTAGTCCATGCCTTTAAACTTCTTTGTGGCTTCTTCATCTATAGCCACCACCCTTAGCTTTATATTGTTTGGCTAACATCTGAGCTTTCCTTGCTGACCATTGTCCAGGTCTGCCACCCTTTCCTCCTGCTTTAATACGATTAAATAAACTCTTTCTCATAGTAGGCTTAGTATAGTTTCCTGCTGCGTTTACTGCCATGTTACCACTTACTCTTGTTTGCCCAGAACGCTGCTGACATCTTGCCTCTAGCTATATTCTTGGCGTGTCTAGCCTTAAATGATTTTCTTTTCATCTTCATTCTTTGAGATTCCCCTGCTTTAGGCTTACCAGCTGTACTAGCTCCCTGCTCCCCATATCTAATAGTCTTGACCTTAGATCCTTCTTTAGCGACTACGACATGAGATTTTTTAGGATGTCCAGGAGTTCTTTTAGGTTTGTTGTAACCAGATACTCCTATACGTTTCAATAAGCTCTGACTCATAGGCGTACTTTACTTAAAAAAAATATATTTTCAATACTCCTTGTAATGAGTACCACACAGAAAGAAGTAGTTACCATTCTCGGTACGTATATGGAATGTACCCCAGTTCCCACAGTGACACTGTTCGTACTTTGTTCTTTCTTCTACTGTCCAGCTTAATATTTGTAACTGATTGTAAAGTTTACTATTTTGACTACTAATGTGAGTACAGGTGGTTTTATCTTGCTGTCGCCCTATATTTCTAACCCCCCACCTTGCTCTAGTCTAGGTCGATAGTTATAGACAAATTACCAGTATGAGAATGTTGGACCTTATCAGGAGCTTTGAACCCTGATCTATCTAGGATATCCTTACTGGCTTCTAGCTTTACGTAATCACTCTTGGCTTCAGTGGAAAGCCTAACCAAAGTCTTGACTGCTGGAACTGAACCAAGCAATCCTATCTCTGCAACTTGTTGTCGGTAGTACTCTTGGACCTTGGGGATTCGTAACGTTCTAGACGCTATAACTCTACCACTTTCTGTCTTTGAATAACCTGCCTTTTTCGCAGCTTCGGTTATGGTGCAACCAGACGTTACGAGAGTATCGACCAATAACCTTTGTTTATTTGTTAGACCATCTTTTCCTTTTACTTGACTGCCCATAACGATAGATACCTTGCTATATATATTGATGTCAAGTCTAAAAATGTAAAGAGATGTAACGAGGATGAATGCTCCATTCTAGAACGATCATTCTACCATACTAGTACAAGCCTACGTGGGCTGAGCATAGCTCTGACTCGCCCACTTCGCACAAGTGTAACTCGCTTCGCTCCTAAGCTTGACTACTGTATGGATAGATTCTCTTATCTAGAAAGGAGATATATTATGAAAAATCTAGATGATAATTATATTGATAGTTTAGCACTATTACAACAAATGAAGCTCAAAGCTGAGCATGTAAAGCAGGAAGTTGCTGAACATGGAGGAGATGGTCCAGATTGGATGTATGTTGATGGATACTTCCAAGCAGTAGAGGATATTGCTAAAGCAATTAAATTAATGGAGGAGGTATAGTATGCTTATATCATTAGAAGAAGTAATGTTAAACGCTATTGAAAGAGCTAGATATCTTAGATCAGTAGGTAAATATGAAGAAGCACAAATGGAATTAGATAGAGTTCCAGAGGATATGTCTATCTATGAAATTACTGAAGATATGGAGGTTGTATATGAGTAATTATGTTCCACCAATTGAAACTAATGAAAGTCAAATAGATGCTATAAATTCTATGACAGGAATAGATTGGTACAATATGTATAGTTCACAAATAGATGATACATCAGAAATAGATGTCAAGTATATGAATATCTATCTATGGCAGATCTGCAACAGTACATTCAAATCAATGAATGTATTCAGAGGATACTATGAAACTAGTAAAATGAAATTACAAGATAGTATTGTCAATGAAAGAGTTGCAACATCTGGTCAAGAAATAGCACAAACTAACTTTGATACATTGGTATCTCAAGCTAAAACATA